CTCAAGTTCGATGGTCCAGTCAGCCGCATCAGCAGAAGAAAGAGGCGAAGCAGACGCGAGTGGCACCCATTGCGACATGAAATCCGTCACCAATACTCCGCGACCGACGTGCTTGTCACTGACGCGAACCTCGAACACCTCAAACATGTCGATGATGTCGGCCACGTAGTAGTAGCCATCTGGCGCGACGTGGCCGAACTCGCCAGCGCTGATGAGGCCTCCTGCCTGACCAGTTGAGGCAGACTCGCCGCGCCAATTTACATGCGGCCTCCATGAAAGGTGCGAGCCCCATTTGTGACGCGCATTCGTATCACCATTGCCGCGCCAATTTACATGCGGCCTCCATGAAAGGTGCGAGCCCCATCTATGACGCACCAACACATCACTCACCCGCACGACATCATACAGCTGGCCAGGCCAGTCAAGCGGAGAATCGTCAATCTCAACAAACAAATCAAGGTTAGGAAGCTTCTCAATCGTCGTGCGCTGGTATACGACAGGAGACGCGTTGCCGGATGTGTCGAAGGTACGAAGCATGTACTTGCCGGTGCGCGCCCCGAATGCGAGCGACACAGTGTCCCATGGCACAACGGCAAGGTACTGCGCCTGCGCCCAGACTCCATCGACAGGATCAGGCGAGTAGCGAATCTCGTGGTACGACGTATCCAAATCAGGCTGCAAATGCCACTGCAGCACGACCGTTTCATTCTGCACATCGACCTGGAAGCTGACTACAGGAGCAGGAGGTATTGTATCCTTGACCAGCGTGACTGTGACCGATGCAGCCTTGCCTTCAAGCCCTGCGCTTGTGTATGGCACCACTGAGTAAGTGACATCTCCAGCCAGGATCTCCGATGAGCTTAGCAGATCAATCTCATCAATGACATCGAATCCGATGGTTGTGGCAATGAGCGTCTGCAAGCCTCCGGCATAGTTGATGTAGATGTTGGCGTGCGAGTAGAACGGACTCGCCACGGAGAATGTGATAGCCATCTGCGCAATAGGCGCACGATTGACATAGACCGTCGTCTGTACCACCTTCAGGTCCGTCACCACGCAGTCCGTTGCATTGATGATGTCGTTGCCGAATGCCGGATCCCACGGCGGCAACGTGGTGATGTCCGCGTCGTAAATTTCCTTCTTGTACCGCACCAACGTCAGCAGCGCAACGAATTCATTCTCAGGCTCGATGGCCTGCACCAAAAAAGGCTCCGTGACGTTGTCGTAGATGCCGATTGTGACGAGTGTGTCCGCTGTGATGCCTGTCACGTCGTCCAGCGTCATGTGGGTGGCGTCCTCGACGCTGACCACCTTGCCGCTGCGGATGGTGCCATCGTCCTGCCGCACCGAGTATCCCGTCACAACGACGCTGATCTCCTGCGCAATCTCGATCTGGGAGCCGACCACAGACACAACTCGCGCACTGAAGCCGCCGATCAGCGGCACATCGTGCTGAAGATAGACGAGGTTGCCGCGCTGGACCGCCAGGTACTCGATGTCCATCTTGACGGTGAAGGTCTCTGACCGGTAGATGGCCTGCGCCATGAAGAACCGACCGAATGCCCATGCTCGGTAGAAATCGGTGATGCCGAATGTACCAACCTCCTCGAACTTGGTAGCGTTGCTTGCGGAGTAGCCGTCCGCGTACACAATGATCTCCTGTCGCTGGTAGTTGCGGCTGGCCTCGATGAAGGTGATGCGCAATGCGTGCGTCTCTGCAGGGTACGTCCGGGCACCGGCGAAGTCCCAGGAGTTCGACGGTGTGATCAGCTGACGAGGAATGGTCTGCTCTTGGTCGATGAGCACGCCGTACTTGCCGGTCTGCGTGATGATCAGGCTGGCACGACAGCAAGACAGCACCGACTCGATCAACTCCTTGACCGTGGCAGCGTAGTCGATGACCACGTCACACGTGAAACGGGGACCGGTGATCTTCTTGCCATTGACCGTCCAGGTCCGGGACTGATCGCAGAAGATCGACAAGGCATGCCATGACGGCCAGTCAATCATGCTGGATGGCACCGGACGCGGGTTGCCTTCGCCAATCAGGATGTCCAATGCGATCCATGCCGGGTTGCGCGAAGAGTACCAGCCAACAAGTCCGCCGGAAGCATTGAAGTATGGCAAGACGGAGATGGCGACCGCGGACAAGTTCTGCACCACACCGGACAAACGCTCAGAGGCGCGCAGGCGTATCTCAAGCATTGTGTGCCGATGCTTCAGCGCGAACACGCCGCCGCTGAGGTACGACTTTAGCATCGTAACAGACATGGCGTTATACTTGTCGGTCGATGTGGAGACCGTCGTTGCCCGAATTACCCTGACCTCGTACTCTCCAACCGATGGCGGTGTAATATAGACCGCAGCCACGAACGGAGATGTGATCTGGCCCGTGATGGTGACGTACGTTGGCGAGTAGTCCGCGGTGATGGCGCTGACCATCAGGCCATAGACCTTGACGGAATAGCCCGCAGCTGCCGGATCAGGAGCCGATGTGAGCAGCGGACCTCTCGACAAGATCGGGTCTTTGAATCCTGCACCACTCGGCACCGACAGCTGCATCCCGGCGTAAGTGCGTCCCACCGTCGTAGCGTACCACTGGAAGGTGTCGTACTCGATGTAGTCATATACGCCTGTCGCCTGAACAGCGGCACGGCCGTCGCTGGCGAGCAAGGATGTGTCGTCCCATGGCGATTGGTACGCGGTGCCAGGAGCTGCGCCGCCTTGTGTGGCCGCGATGTCGCCCCACCGCCATTCATTCACCACGTTGCCCTGCCCGGCAAAGGACTTGCGCGACTCGCCAACGTACATCGCAGCCACAGAGCAACCAGGAGCCGAGTAGTTGCCGACAGGAACATCAATCCACGTTGTCGTGCCCTTCAACCGGTACTGCACACCGACCGTCACAGACGTGCTCAGCTTGTCGCCATTCTTCTTATCGAATTCCACCAGACCCTGTACGAAAGACAAGTCCAGTACCGCATAGATGGTTTCTTCCTTCGTCGTTGTCTGGAAAATCTCGTTGTAGCCGAGTGCGTACGAATACTGATCATAACCGACCTTGGCCGCGGCAAGCCTTGGTGTAATGGTCTTGTTGTCTGCGTAGATGTTGTATACAGGGTTGTACTGGGCCAGCGGCGTGTCGCCGATGAAGATGTCCGTCAGGTTCAACCAGCCCAGGCCGAAGTCATAGATGGCAGACAAGGTGGAGAGCGTACCGACGTTCTCGATGATCGGTTGCGCGGCCAGCGCAGGATAGACCTTGTGGCGACCGTACAGGCGAGCGATCTGCGCGTATGGCTTGACTTCGTTGCTCTGCCCGGTGATGCCGTAATATTGTGAATCGCGCTCTTGCGCCTTGAGCCCGGTGCCCAAGGACGGAGGCTTGACCAACATCGAGCCGAGCCCGGAAAGCACCAAGCCGGCACCCATGACAAAAAGGTTGCTGGCCAGGCCACCGGCCATGATGCCCTGCCAGCCATACATGCCGTAGGTGGCAACCATGAGCACGATGCCGATGATGACGCCAAGCACGCCCTTGCGGTTGCCGCCGCCGCCCGAGGGGACGATGCCGACCAGCAACCGGTCCCCCTCGTTGATGATGTAGTTGTCGTGGTCGCGGATCACCACGCCGTGATTGAAGACTGTGAGCCCTTCTTGCCGACGCAGATGGACCGGCAGGGTGCGGTCCAGCGCAGCACTCAGTGTGAGTCCCGGCAGGATGCCGATCTGGTCGCACCCCTTCGTCAGCAGGTCATAGTCCTGAATCATAACCGTCCCATCTGTAAGCGCCAACTAGGGCGTCGCGCCAGTTGTCCAGAGGCTCCAAGCAACTCATGCGGCCTGCCATCGTGTGAAGGAACAACCCGTCCTGAACGTAGATGCCGCAATGCACAGGGTGGCCCTTGATGCGGAAGAGCAACAAATCGCCGTGCCCGTACTCTTCATGCACGACAGGCTTCCACCGGCCACCGAGTTCCTTCATCTCAGCAAGGATCAGTCTGGTGGCGTCAGCAAGCATCCGCTGGCTGTGATCGTACATATACTCAGGCCAGCGCTGACCGCGCACCGTCGCCGCGTAGTGCCGCACGAGCGTGTAACAGTCCGCGCCGACTGGCGGCAAGCCGCCTGCTTCGTATGGGATGCCGATGTAGTCCAAGAGCTTCATGTTGTGAAGATCGCAGGGAACTGCACAGGATCATAGATCGATCCAAACTGGCGCGTCAGGAAGTTGTCAAGGATCAGTGTGCCAGTGACCTCGATCGCATTGTAGCCAATCTGGTGCAGCATCAGGAACCCGACCGACTTCTCAACGACATCCCAATTGACATTAGTGACGACTTCAAGCAAAAGCGTTGGCGGCATGGTGAGTGCCCGGAGGTACTCGATGATCTCGCCAGAGACGTTGTCGATGCGCAGCTGCACTTGCGGCAAACGCTCTGCGTCCTCGTTGGGCATCGACACCTGGAAGGGGAATGCCAGGAACGTCTCGCCGCGTGACACGACATCGACCGAGTTGTTGCACAGGCGCAACGTCGGATATCCGGGCAAGGAGAACGTCAGCAGCGCGATGAAGACGATCTCACTGCTTGTGGCCTGAACAAGCGGGGTGGCAGCGGCACTCAGCGGCATGTCAATCCACCCACTGCGGCAGCTTCTCAAGCGAGAAGCTCAAGCGGCACGCTGTCGCGTCAATCCACTCGTAGGTGATGGGCGTTGAGAACCGCCAGATTTGCTCCTCGCAATTCGGAGGCAGCTTGAACCTGGTTGGCAAGATGCCGTTCTGGCAAGCATTGTCGTACCAGTCGCGCCATGCAGGAACGTCCGGCGCCCTGAGCGTGACTGACGCAGTTGCATTCCGGATTGGCGACGTCACGCGCCTCCGCACCTTGATGGTCTGCCCGTCGTCCGACTTGCTGCGGAGCAGTGCGGCTTCGTCTGACTTCTCGGAGAACGTTTGCAAGGCGCCGGATGCGCCTGCCGGCCGCTGAGCTACGGTGCCTGTGTAAGCCATTACGCCAACCCCTTGCGAGACATGTTGTAGTTGTTGCGCATCGACGTGTCCATGCTGCCGTCACTCATGGCAGCCTTCAGCTCCCGCCGAATCGTCATGGTGATCTCCCGGGTTCCGTCCGCCTTGTTGTTCTCCGCGACCTCAACCCGTGCCGTGCCGTCTGTGTTGTTATTGATCACGATATTTACCGGGGAAGCCGCTACCCCCAAGTCGCCCGAAGGAGTCTCCCTGAGTGGCACCACGGCTTCCGGCCCATCCTCTCCGGCCACGCCCATGCGACTCCCGAAGACGCCGCCCTGGGCGAACATGAACGGGGTTGGCTTGGTGAGAATCTGGTTGGGCGCCAAACCTGCGTGAGCGAACGCGCCGCCCTGAGCGAAGCCAAGCATCTTGAGGATGCCGCCGAATCCACCAGCACTTTCCATCGCTTGCTTGAACGCTGCGACAGCGGCCATCTTGACCAGAACCTTGCCAAGCTCCTTCAGAGCGTTGGCCGCCCACTCCCGAAACGACTCCTGCGACGACAGCAACGCATCGACCAAATCGCCCAGTGAGTTTGCCAGGGTCGTGCCGACTGCGACGGAGATTTCATCTGCGAAGGACTTGGTTGCCTCTTCAGCCTTCTTGACCGCGGGTGCGTACTTGCTTATGGCCTCCAGAGTCTCTGTGAATTTCTCTGGACTGATCTCGCCGCCTTCCAGCGCATAGATCAGACGCTCGACGGAGGACACGTAGTCATCGAATGCAGCCTGGTTGGCGGTGATGTCCTTCTGCGCCTGGTCAAGCAACGTCCAGGTTCCGGCCGCGCGCTTGACCGCCTCTTCCTTCTTGGCGATGATCTCTGTGACCTTCGTGCTGGTGATGCCCCAGGCTTCCCACGTTGCCCGGTTCTGCTCGATGATCTGGATCTGCTCTGTCAGCGGCAGAGCCGCCTCAGCCAGCTTGCCCATCTCGGCAAACACATCCTGCGCAGCCGAGTAGTACTGGAAGATGGCAAGGTCTTCCTTCTTGGCGCCGCCGCCCTTGGTACCTCCTGCGACCTTGTCAAGCGCAAGCTGGCCGCCCTTGGCGATCTGGTTTTGAATCTTGGACACCTCACCAAGCGTCTTGGCGCCATCACGACTCGCCTTGTCCGCCTCCATCAACGTCTTCAGATACTTCTGCGCCTGCGGATTGGTGGAGCGGGCAAAGTCCTCGCCGATCAACTGGACGGCATTAGCTGCGTCGATGCTGCCGTTGGCTACGCCGCGAACAACACGCAGAACCTCTGCCCCGCGCTCCTTGGCGACACCAAGGTCCTTGGCCATCTGATCTGCTTGCGTGCCGCCGAATGCACCTTTCAGCTTGTCCACAAAACCAAAATCGGCGGCACCCTTGAAGACATCGGCCACAGCCTGGTTGGCGATGATCTGGCGAGTCTCAATGAGAACCTTCTGCAAGTTCAGCTGATCGGAAATGAGTGCGCGCGTCGTGGCGCTGGCTGCGTTGTACTCCTTGCGCAGCGGATCCATATCGATCGTCTTGCTTGTCTGACCGACCAAGCCAATGGCCTCGTTCAGCGCAGACATGGCGTCATCAAACTGCTTGGCGGCATTCATGCCGGCAAACATCGAGTTGATGAGCGGCCCGGAGATCGAAGCAGCAAGCGCCACCACCAAACCGGCAGCCGCGCCAGCCGCGCCGAACCCGCCAAGCAACTGCGGAATCTGCTGCGCCATGACGGTCGATGCTGCGATGCCGCCCTGCAGCGACACCACCATGTCCGTGAATTGGAACGATGCGTTCTGCGCAGCGAACCGGAGGTTGCCCATGCCGGCAACCGAACCCTGATTGGCGGAGTTCAGCTTGTTCTGCGTATCAGTGAGCCGCTTCAGCTCAGACGTGTAGGTCTGCCAAGCGGCGCCGCCCTGCAGGCCCTGCGCCTTCAACTCCACGAGCCGCTGCGTGACGATCTGCATCTTCTGCGGCAGCGTGCTCAGCTCCGCTTCCGTCTGGTTCAGCGCAGCGTTCCAGCCATGGAGCGATGCAGTGGCGGCATTGAGGTTCGTGCCGGCCATGCCCTTCAGCGTGCTCTGGTACTTCGCCAGGGAGGCCGCGGCGGCATCGACGTTGCCGCCCTGGGCAGCGAACTCCTTGGAGGCTGTGCGCAGTTCGCTGGCGGTCTTGTTCAGCTCCGTGCGCATCTGCCCGAGCGTCGTCAGCGCACGCTCGATCTGCGGATCAAGCGCAAGCTTGACGGAGAGGATGTACTGCTTGTTGGTGTCGGCTGTATTTACGGTTGCCATGTCATCCCCTGAAGACAGCGTTCGTGCGCAGGCGAAGCGTCAATGCCCAAGCGCCCCAGAACCCACGGTCCTTGCCCGTCACCGGATCAACGCCAGGCGGAGTCATGTGCCGACCGGACTCCGTGATGGCGTGCCATGCAGCCTTGCTCCGGCCTGCGGTCAGCGACAACGCGGAACCGCCCTTGGTGATGCGCAGCTTGGTCCGCAACCGCCGCGCAGCCCGCCCCATGTAACCCTTGGCGCCGTACTTCGATGCGTTGGCGTAGGCCTGGTTGATGTGCGACGGCACGGCCATCACGTAATCGCCAGGCAGAAAGTCCTTGATCTCGGTGGAGCTGCTGATTGGATTGCCGTTGTAGAACAGCATCACGCTGGCCGCGATCTGGTCGCGTTTGAGCCATGGCCGCGTGCCGGACGCGACCTTGATTGCCGCCTCCAGCTCTTCCTTCAGAATCCTGACCGCGACTTCAACTGTGCCCTGGATGAAGCGGACATCGACCTGCCGTCTTGCAGATGCGATGTACTCCCGGCCAGGCACAGCCACGCCATCGACCGTCACCGTGTATGGGCTGCCCTTCGCCGGCCCAGCCAGGGCTGCGTCCAGGAGCTCATTGGTCCAGTTCCGGAAGTACGGATAGACCGTCTGCTCCATGGCTAGTTCGATGTCGCGTGCGACATTCGGAACGTCACCCTTGATGGTTACTTCAGCGGTAAGCATCCGAATGCCATGAGCACTTCTTCAGGCGTCTGCTGCTTTGGCTTCGACGAACGCTTGAAGTGATTCAGCCATCCGATGAGTTCTGAGAGAGGCATCTCATCCTTGATCTTGTACACAGGCATGTGAAGCTTCTCTCCCAGAAAATAAAGGCTGGCCTCCCACTCATCAAGCCTGGACTTGGAAGCCATTCAATGCAACCGCAGCCTCGACCAACTTTGGCATGTGCGGCAGCAACTCGCCGAACGAACCATCGTCAATCGGCTTGCCGTCCTTGGTGGTGCAGGCCAACAGCAAGTCCATCTGCAGCATGCCGCCTGCGCCGTCCGCGGCATCAGCAAGCAGCTTCAGGCCTTCTCGCACATTCAAGGCGCGCACGACGTACGGCCCTACTTCTCTCACATCGGTCATACCATTCTCCTTGGCAGAATGCCTGGGCGTATGGAAGGCCTGCCGCTGAGCCGCCCAAGGAACTCACGTGCCGAAGCACGCTGCGGCAGTCCAATCTGTTAGAAGCGGTGACGCGGTTTCGTGCCCATCGCACCCGACGTGGTGAATCCGATCGCGCCATCAACAGGCAACTGCCAGCCGATGGACGACAACGTGGCCGGCACGACGATGTTGCCCAGGCCCTGCGGAAGCACGACGTTGAGGATGCGCTGTACGCCATCGAACGCGGCAAGGTTCAACTCCTCGTAGTACGCCTGGTTGTCCACAAACCCGGTCATGGTCAAGGTGCCGGCCTGCGAGACCGATGGCACCGTCGCCGATGGGTCGCAGTAGGTGCCAACCGACGTAGTGCCGGCTGCCTCCGACGCAGGATCAACGGTGGCCAAGCACATCTTGACCATGTCAAGCACAGGGTAAGCGACTAGCTCCGGCGTTGCCGCGAGTGTGCCGGTGCTGGCCGTGGTGTCGGAACCGACAAGATCGATGGAGGTTGCAGCCACAGTCCCTGCGATGAAGTACTGCCCGTCCAACTCCTTGAATCCTGTGTTGGCCATGTACACCACATCACCGGCAACCACCCCGGTGGAAGCTGCCACGGTGACTTCTGCCGGCTTGGCCTTGCTGATGGCGGTGGGAACGAGTGCAACTGGCGTTGCGCTGGCCTTGGTCAAATAGGATTCCAGGCCGATGGTGGTTGAAGCGGTCATATGAAAACTCCTTGAAAATGCGGCGGCTCAATTTGCACCGACCCGCCGCCGCCAGACTGCGTGTCAGATCGAAGTATGCGCCTGTTACGTCTGGTACCGGTACTCGACGGGGAACGACACGCAAAAATAATCATGCCTGTCGGAGAACGTTTCCATGAACCCTTGCGCTGTGAGTTGCAACGCTCCCGTCGCATCGACCTTTGCCATGAAGGTGGCCATCACAGCCTCAGCATCCTTGATGAGATCAAGGTCGCCAACGCCAGGCTTACCAAGGAACACCACGTTGAATGAAGCCTCTTCAACCTTCTCGCCGCAGTAGGTGATCCGATCGACAAACCCGATGCCCCATTCAAGCGTGACCCACGGAGTCGAATGACTGCCAGGCATCTCGTTCTCGGTGTCCTCGTAGGACATCGAGTTGCTTGCGGCCGCGCCAGACAACCAGCCTCTGATGGTCTCACGAACGTACGACCCACTCACTTGGTGCCGCCCTTGCAGTAGTTGGTGTAACCCATGACGTTGCCGGTGTCGATATCGAACCTGGGCATGACAGCCTGCACGATGTAGCGCATGCCCTTCAGCTTGAACTCATCAAACTTGCTGATGGTGCCGCTGGCCGCCAATGTGATGATGACTGCCGCGTCCGCCCCGTAAGCATTCACCAACTGCTCTTCAGCCCTGCCAATCGTGCGGAAGAGCAGCTTGGGGATGTCAGCGGCAGCCGCCGTCGTGGCGACAGTGTGCGTGCCTGGAATGCCAAGTGTATTGACCAGCTCAGAGAACTGCTCGACGTTCATGCGAACTTCCTGCGGTACGGCTCAAGCAGCTGGACCATCGCGCTGGGGATGTAGCCGTACGCGGCAGCCGTTGAAGCTGCGTTTGCGTTTGGATCAAAGTACTCGACGCGCTGACCATCAACCACAGTCGCCTTGACCACCTTGCCTACGGAGCTAGCTCCTGCGCCGGTGGTGTATGCGCTCCAGATGG